TGATGTCGGGACTTTTGAACGTGGTGTTCTTCGACTTGTTCCCGGCGTATCTGGCCGTCAAGGCTCTTTTGACGCTCTGGTCAGTTTTGCCTTCAATGCAGGGCTAGGCAACCTTCAGCGCAGTCAGATCAGAATGCGAGCCAACCGGGACGACTGGAACGGAGCGGCAGACGCCTTCCGCCAGTGGACGATGGGCGGCGGCAAAGTCCTGCCAGGTCTGGTTAAACGCAGGGAAGCCGAGATTGCCCTTTTCCTGTCTTGACAGGAGAATACCGCTATGCCGCTCAAGAAACTCACTCTCAAGCCCGGTGTAAACAAGGAGAACACCCGCTATACCAACGAGAACGGTTGGTATGAGTGCGACAAGGTGCGCTTCCGCCAAGGTACGCCCGAGAAGATTGGCGGGTGGGCCCGCATCTCCGGCAATACCTTTTTTGGTGTCTGCCGCTCTTTGTGGAACTGGGTGACCCTTGGCAACCTTAACATTGTTGGGGTCGGCACCAATCTCAAGTTCTATCTTGAGAACGGCGGCGCATACAACGACATCACGCCAATTCGCACGACGACCACTCTTGGCACTGACCCGTTTACAGGCAACGGCACCACGACGGTCACGGTGACTGCCCCATCACATGGCTGTGTAAACGGTGACTTCGTGACCTTCAGCGGGGTCACAGGCACTTATGCATCTCTCCTCAACGGAGAGTTCCAGATCACCTTTGTCACCATCAACTCTTACACCATCACGGTGGCTTCTGCCATCCCTGCGGGAGTTACTGGTGGTTCTGCGGTATCTGCTCAGTATCAGATCAACGTCGGCCCTGAGTTTGCTGTTCCTCTAATTGGATGGGGCGCAGGTGCTTGGGGGTCTGGATTCTGGGGTATTGGTGGCACGTCCAATACGGCCATTCGATTGTGGGGTCAAGACAACTTTGGTGAAGACTTGATCTTTGGTCCTCGTGGTGGCGGAATCTACTACTGGGATGCCTCAACAAGTTTGTCCACTCGGGGTGTGGCTCTGTCTTCCTTGGCGGGAGCATCGGATGTCCCGACTAAGCAGAACTATATTTACGTTTCCGATATCAATCGGTTTGTGTTCTGCTTTGGATGCAACGACTACGGCTCTGCAACGCTTGACCCCATGCTGATCCGGTGGTCGGATCAAGAAAGCGCGGTCAACTGGACGCCATCCGCCACCAATCAGGCGGGCAGTCTCCGGCTGTCTCACGGCTCCGAGATTGTTACGGCGGTCCAGACCCGTCAGGAAATCGTGGTCTTCACGGACTCTGCCATCTACTCCATCCAATACCTTGGAGCGCAGGCAGGTGTCTGGGGCGCTCAACTCCTTGGCGATAACATCTCCATCGAAGGCCAGAACGCTGCGGTGATTGCATCGGGCGTGGTGTACTGGATGGGTGTAGACAAGTTCTACCAGTACGACGGTCGTGTTCAAACGCTGCCCTGCGATCTGCGCCGGTATGTGTTCAGCGACTTCAATCAAGCCCAGGCGGCTCAGGTCTACGCTGGAACCAATGAAGGATTCAATGAGGTCTGGTGGTTCTACCCGTCTGCCAACTCAACCGTCAATGATCGGTATGTTGTTTACAACTACCTTGAGAAGATTTGGTACTACGGCAACCTGGGCCGGACAGCATGGCTTGACTCCGGCCTGCTCGACTTCCCCATTGCAGCAACGTACATTGGCACTAATCTTGGAAACAACGTGGGGAACCTTGTTCTCCATGAGAACGGTGTAGACGATAACGCCACAGGAACCCCCACGGCCATCAACGCTTACATTGAGTCTGCCGAGTTCGACATCGAAGACGGGCAGAACTTTGGCTTTGTCTGGCGTATGCTGCCGGACGTAACGTTTACAGGCTCGACGGCCAACAATCCGTCGCTGACCATGACGCTGATCCCAATGACGGGTGCAGGCTCTGGGTTTAACAACCCCCAGTCTCTTGGTGGCTCAAGCAGTGCAGCGGTCACGCGGTCGGCAACGGTGCCGATTGAGCAGTTCACAAACATCGTTTACATCCGGGTGCGCGGGCGGCAGTTGATTATGAAAGCCGAATCCACCGCGCTTGGTGTGGCGTGGCAGTTAGGCTCCCCCCGTATCGACGTTCGGATGGATGGCCGCAGATGAGCCTGCTCATTGAAGATGCAATTGTTCCGCCGCCACCCAACCTGCCCCTTGCGCCGGGTGGTTATGACTCGCGCTATCAGGAGCAGTTCAACAACGTCCTGCGTCTGTACTTCAACCGTTTAGACGCAATACTGAGGCAGATCGTGGCAACGACATCCCCCATCCCAATCTCCATTGGCGGCACCAATACGGATGCCTTTGGACGGCTGCGGGTCAGTCAGCCCTACACGCTCTTCGACTCTCAGCAACGCTATGCCCCTGACAATCAGTTCGATACAAGCACGGTCAACGGCGCTTCGACTTCGTTCCTGACCAACGAGTCCTCTGTGCTTATGTCGGTGGACAACACCACCAACTCCGAGGCAGTCCGGCAGACGTTCCGCTCCATGTCCTACCAGCCGGGCAAAGGGCTGTTGGTGCTTGCCACCTTTGCCATGAACACGCCCACGGCCAACATCCGGCAGCGTGTGGGGTATTTCAACACCCAGAACGGCGTGTTCTTTGAGGCCAACGGCACTACGCTGTCGATGGTCATGCGCTCTGATTCTCTGCCCACGCCGGGAACGCCAAGCGACATCCGCTCGATCCCTCAGTCCGCCTGGAACGGCGACAAGTTGGACGGCACCGGAGCGTCAGGCTACACGCTCGACCCAAGCAAGACGCAGATTTTCTGGTGCGACTTTGAGTGGTTGGGTGTGGGCTCGGTGCGTACCGGGTTTGTGATCGACGGGCAGTACATCGTCTGCCACACGTTTACCAACGCCAATGAGATTGGTTCGGTCTACATGACCACGGCGATCCTGCCGGTGCGGTACGAGATCAAGAACCTGTCCAACTTGACCACCGCGAGCATGAAGCAGATTTGCTCGACGGTCATCTCTGAAGGTGGCTACGAGCAGTATTCCCCGAGCCACTTGGCGCGTCGCACGACCAAACTCAGCAACATCCAACTAACGTTTAAACCCGTTGTGTCGATCCGTTTGGCATCTACGGCGCTTGGTGCAGTGGTGCTTCCTGGCCGGATGCAACTGTTGCCTATCGCAAGTCAGAACTACGAAGTGGGTTTGTTCTTTAACGCGACACTAACGGGCGCTTCTTGGTCTGCCGTTCCATCGGACGCCAACGTGGAGATGGACACCTCTGCCACAGCCATAACGGGCGGCACCCTGGTGCAGACGGATTACGTGTCTTCAAGCGGCTCGGGCGGTACTCAGCCTCTGGTCGATCCGGCGGGCTATAACTGGGCTTTGCAGTTGGGCGTGTCCTTGGCCGGTGCCAGTGATGTCCTGACGCTTGCCATCCGCACGGTGGATTCTGCAACTCCGCAAGGTGAGTGCTACGGCACCATCGCCTTCTGGGACTTGACTCAATAAGATCATGGCGACCAACTTCTTCGATGAGCGTGAGCCGACAGAAGACGATCTGCTGAATATCATCGGCGGCGCTCCCACTCCTACGCCGACCCCCACTGCTGCGCCGTTTAACTTCCGCGACTATGTTTACGCTGGTGGCGCAGACAATACTCTTGCAACACAGCGCGGCCTTGATTACATCCGTCAGCAGGGGCTGACGCCGCAACAGGGTCTTGACCTGTTTAACACCAACCTGGGCACCAACTTCACGTTGGCTGACTACTACCGGGTGACGGGTACGCAACCACCTGCTGCGACGCCTACGCCAACTGTGGCAGGCCAAGACCTGAACGCCATTCTTTATGGCACGCAGCCAATCAATACCACGAACTTCCAAAACTTTAAGCCTCCGTCGACATTTACTTCGGGGCCAAAAGGTGTTCTTGAAGAAGTTCTTTATTACGATCCTCAGTTTGGTAGGTCAGCGTTAACAGGCAATTACGCCCAGACTGCATGGGGCCAGTTTGGCCCTGGTCATGAATCTCGTATGCAGGAGGTGATGCCGGGGAAAACGACATCGACCGGGTTCACCGTCAAGCCAGTCTATTCTGGCATCACCACTGACGAGCAGGGCAACCAAGTTACTACGACCTCGGGGTACGAGGCGTTCAAGCGCGAAGATGGGCCGCAGGGTAAGCCCATTGAAACCACGCTCACTTACGACCAGTCTGGCAACGTAATGGGCTCGCGTGTTCGGTTCTTTACCGGTTCAGACAGTGGTGTTGTAGTTGACTTCGATGCCAACGGGAAAAAAGTTAAAGAGCATGGGTTTGATTACTCTGAGCAGTGGAAGGGCGATCTAAGCGCAATCATGTCCGTCATCGGGCCTGCACTTGGTCCTTGGGGCATGTTCATCAACGCCGGGCTCCAAGCAAGCCAGGGTAATTGGTTAGCGGCGTTAGCGTCTGCCGCAGGTGGGGGCGCAGGAATTGCGGGACCGACCGGGACATTTCTTGGGGTAGCGCAACCAACTTTCCAGATGATCTCGTCTGGGGCAAATATTTTCAATGCCTTTAAGAATAAAAACTGGGCTGCGGCATTATCGGCTATCGCTAGTTCTCCGTTTGGTGCAGATTTCATGGGCACCCAGATTGGCGATACTGGGTTTACGCTTGCAGACGCCAGCAAAGGCGCTTCTGCGCTCGTGGCGTTGAAAAACGGCCAGTATGGGCAAGCAATTACTTCACTTGGGCAGTTAACCGGCAGTCAAGACACAGTAATTGCGGGGCGCGCCGCATCGCTCATACAGGCGCTTACCGACAAGAACAAGAATCCACAATCAATACTTGCCGCTGCGCAACAGTTCTCTGTTGCCATGTCTGATCCCGGACGTATTAATCGCTTGCCCAGTACCGCCCCAGGCGCCACAACGCAAGTAACGGGCGAAGACCTAGATGCTATTGGACTGTCTAATATTGATGACCTTCTTGCGGTCATAAACAATACAGAACTTCCGTCTGTTGCAACAGGTGCAGATACAACCACTGGCGGAACAAGTGCTGCAAACCAATTTACGGTTGGCGCTCAACTCCCCGGCGGCGGCACGATTCAAACAGATAACCAGTCTGTTGCCGCAAATTTGATTAAGGATTTAATTCCCGCAAACCAAATGACACCCAATCTTTTGAATTGGGCTGCAAGTTATATTTGGTCAGGAGATCAAGACAAACTTAGAGATGCTGTAAATAATTACTTGCAGGGCAATGGTATGGTTGCCGCGCCCAACCTTGGCAAAGAGCGTGCAACATCAGGTGTTGTAATTGATGACCCAAAATATTCTGTTGATCCAACTGGAAAAAGTGATGAGATTGGATACGACGCAAGCGGCAGACCTTTTTCCCTATCTCAGCGCGTAGAACCCACTGGCGTCAAGTACACCGACCGTGAGAAGTATCAGGACTGGCTAAATACATTTGGTACCGGGGCTCGTGCTTTGGCGGGCGGAAAAATTCCGACCTTTGAAGAGTGGCAGGCGGCTCAGGCCCAAAAGGGCCTTGGTAGTGATGCGCTAACTTCTCTTGCACAAGGCGTAGTTGGCACTGGCGTGGCACTTCCCGGTGCGCTTGCCGACCTGATTACGGGTCAGCCGGGAGAACTGTCTGCTGCCGCCGCATCCATGATTGGTGCGCTAGACCGAGGATTCTCCACGCAGACTAAGGAGACTCGGGAGCGTATGGCAGCCGCTATTAGTGATGCTGCCAAGAATGGACAACTGTCTGCGTTCCTAGAAACATTCAATCAATACGGACTAAACCCGGATCAAGCCGCTCTTCTTCTGCTAAACATTGGACCATCAGCATTGCCAAGTGGCCTTGCTTTGGCGGGCGCAAGGGCTATGGGGCTTGGCATGTCCGCGCAGGCAGTGTCCGCCATCGCCGCAGGTAGCGGTGTGCAAGGTTTAAACACCGCAATCAACTACATCAATGAAGGCTACAGCCGGAACATCCCGACTAGTCAGTTGATGGAAGAGGCTCGGACCGTTGCTCTTGGTTCCACAGCGTCTTCTGCTGCCATCCAATCTTTGTTCCCCGGCGCCGCCACGGCACTTGAGCGGGCAATGGTTGGCGCGATGCCCGGAACGGCGCTCACCACAAATCTGGTCAACCAAACCGGACAGTTTCTTTCTACCACAGCCAGAAACAATATCAGCCAAGCCTTGGTAATGAGCGGTGGTGTCGCGGTTGATACTGCGGATGATGCGGCATCATTGGCTGTCAGCAACATCGTTGCAGGCAAGCCTTGGAATGACGGCATGGGTCAATCCACGGCGCAATCAATTATTGGTTCCGGCGCTCTAAATGGAGTTGTTGCCGCAGCCAGAGCATTGCCCGGGATTGGGCAGCAGATTGGAGATGCAGTCTCTTCTCTGCTTCAGCAATCAAACTATCAGCCATTGGAGTTTGTTGGAGCATCTCGTCCGGGTGGAGATACCATCATTACCGGGGCTGCTTATGATCCAACCACGCTTCTCACCGGCCCTGGTTCAAACGCATCTACGGCCACTCAAGCAGCCAATCTGCTGACGGGTGCGCTAACCCGTCTGGGGTATGACCCTAATGTTCAAGGCGCGGACTTGCAGTCCATGCTTGATCGTGCGTTTGGTCAGACTACAACCGGTGCTCAGGGTACACAGGGTGCGCAGACTACCGCCAAGCCGGACATGGCGAAGTTCTTTGAAGGAACTTCACCAGACATGGTTGCCTTCTATGACATAGACAACCAAGCCGTTACCTACCGTAATCTTGCGGAAGAGTTGGGTCTTCCTGACACCATTTTTGGCGGGACCACGCAGACTCAGACCGGCACAGGTACGGGAACCCAAACTGGCACGGACACTCAGACCCAGACGCAAACGGGGACGCAGACTCAAACCGGTACGGGACTTGGTGGAACAACCGTTGGCGGGGATGTCATCACGACGGGAGCCGGCGCTTCCACTCAAACGCAAACCGGCACGCAAGATCAAGTCGGGACGCAAACCCAGTTTCTAGACGATACCCAGAATTTAAACGACCTGTGGACTCGTAGTATTTTTGGCAGTCTGGTTGATGAGAATGGCAATCTGGTTACTGCCGGAGACTTGTTGCCAACAACCACTCTTGGGCCTGGAACCACTCCAAGGGCGACGACCACGAAAGCCCCGGGGACTACACCCAAGGCAACTACTGCGCCACCCATCACAATCGTTGGTGAAGACGATACGGTATTGACCAAGGATGACATCCTCCCAACAACCACCCTTGGTCCTACCACCACGACGGTAACAACTGCTCCGCCGGTCACAATCGTTGGTGAAGACGGAGCGGTGTTGACGGGTGAAGATGTGTTGCCAACCACGGCAACGCCCACGACTGCCAAACCAACTACCACGGTTAAACCAACTACAACCGTGCAGCCAACCACCACGTCTGGCCCCACGACCACGGCTGAACCAACTACTACTTCGGGACCGACAACCACAGTCGAGCCCACGACTACGTCTGGCCCAACAACGACGGCAGAGCCAACTACAACATCCGGCCCTACCACGACGGGAGAGCCAACGACCACCGCCGAGCCG